TGCGTTTGAGCGGGCCAAGAAAATGGCCGAGGCGATGACGATGCCTTGGGATAAGGCGGCGCAAGGGGTGAATAACCTGAAGATTATTTTGGGGACGCAGTTGTTGCCGCAGATTAATGCGTTTTTTGACAAGATTAACCGGGGGATTGCGACCTTGCAGCGCTGGAATGATTTGTTTCCTGAGTTGAGCCATGCTGCTAGTTTGGCGGTGTTGGGGGTTTTTGGCTTGATTGCCGGTGTTTCGGCGCTGTCGATTGCGATGGGGATTGGGACTTTGGCGGCCGGCGGGTTTGCAGTGGTGATGGCGGTGTTGACCAGTCCGATTACGTTGGCGGTGGCGGCGATTGCGGCGGCGGCCTATGCGGTGTATGACTTTGTGATGTATTCCCGGCAGTTGATGAATGATTATCAGGTGTTCGAGAAGATTTTTTCCGGCTGGGAAGTGATTAAGGCGTATATCAGCGGGGCGATTGAGTATGTGATGACGGCTTTTAATGGGCTGAAGGAATGGCTGAGTCAGTTTAATCTGTGGGATTTTCTGCTTTCCGGCGTGGATGCGTTGATCGGAAAAATGAATATGATTCCGGGTGTGAATATCGATTTAGGCGGGGCGGCTGCGGGTGGCGGTACGGAGGGGATTCCGGCGGCTAAGGGGTTGAATCCGAATGCTGGGGCGGCGGCTGGCGGTGGGCTTGGGCAGAAGATTAGTAATGCGAGTAACAGCAATTCGAAGAGCATTGGCCAGGTGACGATTAATAATTATGAGTCTAAAAAGTCGATATCCCAGCTTGTTGATGATGTGATGATGGCGGGCGGCTGATGTTGTACGTTGACTTGCAGGTGATTAATGACGATTTGACGCTGGATAGCGGCGGCGAGCCGGTGTTGTTGGGCGATAGGGAGAGCATTGCCCAGGATATTAAGCATTTGATCCGGGAGAGCGGGTTGATGATTCGGGTTGTGGGGCAGCGTGATCCGGCTCTGGTTAAGGCCTTGTTGCTTGAGCTGGAGTTGTTGGTGGAAGACGATGTGCGGCTGGTGCCGGGGACGGTGGCGGTGACGCAGTCCGTGACCGAGTTGTTTTTTGTGGTGGCGGATACCGAGGCGTTTGGGCCTATTTCGTTTGCGGTGGGGGTTTGATGGATTTTTTACCGATTTTGAAGGCGGCGGGGTTGCCGACGACGCAGGCGGAACTTGAAATACGCTGGCGGGCGCTGGTGGCGGGTTCCGGTTCGGCGATTAGTAATGATAGCAATATGTCGCCGTTTTGGCGGTTTGTGACGGCGGCGGTGACCAATGCGGTGCTGTGGTTGGTGACGTTTGTTGCGACTACTGTGATGCCGAATGCGTATGTGGCGTATGCAAGTGGCGTGTTTTTGGAGTATTTGGCGGACGCGGTGAATTTGACGCGGAAGCTGGCCGGGACGGTGGTGGGCGTGGTGCGCTTTACCCGGACTGATACCGGCTTGGCGATTACGGTGCCTTTGGGGACGGTGATCCAGACGGCGGCGATTAATGGGGTGGTGTATCAGTTGCGGACCACTGCGGCTTTGTCATTTGCTGGGGTTTCCACGACGCTGGACGTGCCGGTTGTGGCTGTGTTGCCCGGGGCGGCTTATAACTTGGCGGCGGGGTATTTTAATATTTTGCCGGTGCCGATCATCGGGGTGACGGCGGTGGCGAATGGGGTTGATTGGATTACCACGCCGGGGACGGATGTTGAGTTGGATGATGGGTTGCGGGCGCGGGTGCGTAATCAGTTTGGCACGGCGAGCAGTTTTCATACGGATAGCGTGTATCGGGCTTTGATTTCGGCGTTTCCGGGGGTGGCGATTGACGCGATTTGGTTTGAGCATTCCGCGCCGCGCGGTCCTGGGACTGCTAATGCTTGGGTGTTGTTTGATTTTTCGGCGCCGGTGACTTCGTATCTGGCGACGATTAATGGCTTTATTACCGATCAGGGGAATCATGGGCATGGGGATGATTTGCAGGTTTTTCAGATGCCGGAACATACCACGACCTTGACCGCTACTGTGAAGTGCGAGAAGTTTTTGACGACGGCGCAACAGACGGCGTTGCATGATGGGGTGGTTGATTTTGTGAATGCGGCGTTTCGGGAGAATAAGGCTTATTCCCCTACTCTGACGTTGCCTTATGCGCGGTTTTCGTTTTCCAAGTTGGCGGAGGAAATCCATTTGGAGTTTGCGCAGGTGCATAGTATTTCGTTCAGCCTGGGCGATATTGTAACGGGGTTGTGGATTCCGCGGTTAACGTCGTTGACGGTGACCGTGGCGGAGACTGAGTGATGATTGCAATTAAGTTGCCGTTTTGGTTTTCTGGGACGCAGATTAGTTTGCTGCGGGATTTGCTGGCGGCCTGGTGGGATTTGGCCGAGGGTTGGTTGCGGTGGCCGGTGACGCAGATGGACCCGCTGACGTGTTCGGTGGGGATTTTGATGTTGTTGGCGTATCAGCGGGATGTGCAACGGTATGTGGGCGAGCCTGAAGATTTATTCAGGCGGCGGGTGAAGTTTGCTTTTGTGAATGCGCAGGACGCGGGGAGTAAGGCCGGGTTTATCCGGATTTTCGCGCGTTTGGGGATTGGGTATGTGGAGGTGATCGAGCGGTTTGATTCGACCAATTGGGATGTGATCCGGCTGGCGTTGAGCGATTCGCAGATTTCAAGCAATACCGAGTTGTTGATGCAGATTGTTTATAAGTACGGCCGGACTTGCCGGCGGTATGAGTTTTTATCTATTTCGCCGTTGTTGGTGAGTGTGCCGGCGTTTTCGGTTGGGCATTGTTATAGCTACGATGTAGCGGGGATTTGATATGGCGTTTGTGACGGTGGCCGGGGAAGCTTTGATTGCTTATAAGAATGGGCATTCTTTAGTTCTGAACATTACCGATTTTGTGCTGGCGAATATTTCCGGGTTGGGGGCTGAGCCTTCGGACCGGGTTGAGTCGATGCCGGGTTCCGGGGCGATTGTGCATACGCAGGCGGTGACGCTGCATGGGTATGTGAATGCGAATCAGGTGGTGTATAGCCTGGTGATGGATAGCACGGTTGGGGATTTCGATTTTAATTGGGTGGGGTTGCGGGCGGACGATGGGACGTTGGTGGCGTGTGCGCATATTCCAAGCCAGCATAAGGCGGCGAATTCCGGTGGGACGCCGGGCAATAATTTGACGCGGAATTTTTTACTGGCGTTTGCGGGGATTGCGACGACGACGGCGATTGCGGTGCCGGCGGCGACTTGGCAGATTGATTTTACGACGCGGCTGTTGCAGGTTGATGAGCGGGAGCGGTTGAGTAATTTTGATGTGTATGGGCATGCCGGGTTTTTTGGCAATGCGTTTTTGGTGTCTTATGTGTCGGCTGGGAATTATAAGATTACGGCTGGTGTGGCGTATGTGGGCGGTATCCGTTGCGAGATTTTGACGGATGCGGCGTTGGCGGTGAGTGGCTTGCCGAAGTCGGTTTGGCTGGATGCGAGCTTGCAGGGGGATATTAATGGGGTTTCGGCGGTGCTGGTTTATACGGCGACAGCTTCGGCGTTGACCGACTATACCGATAGTTTTGGTTTTAAGCATTTTGTGACGAAGTTGGCGGATATTAATGTCAGCGGGGTGGTGACGGATCGGCGGCGGACGGTGCGGGCGGATAGCGGCCTGGTGCGGTTGTTTGGGGATTTGACGGTTTATGTGTCGACGGCCGGGAGCGATTCGAGCGGAGATGGGTCTGCGGCTTTGCCTTGGGCGACGGGGCAGCATGCGGTCGATACGCTGTATCAGACTTTGGATTTTAATGGGTATACGGTGAGGTTGCGCTTGCTGGATGGTACGCATACCCAGGGTATCAATTTGTACTTTTTGTTTGTTGGGCAGAAGAGTAAAGAGAATTTTTTTATCTCCGGGAATGCGAGTAGTCCGACGGCGGTGAGTTTGGCGGTGGTGGCTAATAGCTGTATTAGTGTGTCTGGGGTGGCGCGGGTGACTGTGGAGAATTTGCAGTTGCAGACGACTGTTAGCGGCGACTGCCTAAATTTATCGGATGGTTCCACTGTTGAAATTAAGGCCGGGGTACAGTTTGACGGGTGCGCGGGTAGTCATATTTCCATTTCGAATATGGCTAAGGTGTTTGCGACCGACGTATATACGATTGCCGGAGATGGCGTTAATCATTTGACTGTTTCGCTGAATTCGGTGTTTCGGATGGAGCATTTGCATGTTGTGACGGCGAATACGCCGCATTTTTCCGATGTGTTTTTTAACGTGAGTTTGTGTGGGGTGGCGCGAGTTATTGATGTGGCATACCCAGGGACTGGATGCACGGGGAAAAAATTTCATGTGTATGAAAATGGCGTGATCAATACCGGGGGCGGCGGAACCGGTTATCTGCCCGGTAATATTGATGGAACTTATGAGACTGGCGGGATTTATGATTAGTCAAAATTATGCGGATTGGTATTGGGTGAATGGCGGCGATGAGGGGCATGTGTTTTCGTCGGCGCGGATGGCGTTGGTGGCGGTGAGTGATGCGGGTTATTTGGCGTGGGTGGCTGCTGGCCATAAGCCTACGCGGATTTTTAGTCAAGCGGAGTTGAATGATGTGTTGGTTCAGCAGTTGCCGGCGTTGTCGGCGAGTGCGTATCAAATTAAAGCGGCGCTGACGCAGTTAGGGTGGCGGGATGCTGTTGAGGCTGCCGTGGCGGCGGCTGATCAGAATACGAAGGATGCTTGGCTGTTTCAGCAGCAATACCGGTTTGATAATGCGCGGATTTTGGCGGTGGCGGCGGTGATTGGGAAAACGGAGGCGGATATTTTGCAGTTGTTTTCCGTGGCGTCCGGGTTGCGGGCTTAGGTATGTGGTCGCCGTTGAGTTTGTCGGCGCCGACGAGTAGTACAGCTTCTGCAGCGGCGGCTTTGTCGGTGGTGGCGGTCGATCCTTGGACGCATGGGGTGGGCGATGGCGGGGTTTTGTCGTTTCCGAATGCGGTGGCGGCGGTGGTTCAGCGGTTGAATGGGTATAACGGCGCGGCGCTGGGGATTGCGGTGTCTGCGTCGAGCATGGCGGATTTTGTGGGGCAGTTGAGCGGGTTGAATGCGGCGTTTCCGTTGCCGAGTTTGGGGCGGTTGGCGCGGCGAGCCGGGCAGATGGCGACGTTGGATGTGACGCGGATGGTGTTGGCGCCGCATCAGGCGCATGGCGGCGGGGTGCCGGTGAATGCGTTGCCGGCGATTCGGGCGCTACAGCGGGCGGATTTGATTAAGGCGGCTAGTGATGAGGCGGTGGCGTTTGCCGGTAGTTCTTCCAGCGCGAATGTGGCGGCGTTTACGGCGGCTAAAGCGGCGCATGATTCGTTTGTGGCGGGTGTGCAGGCGGCGGCGGGGGCTGGTTTGACTGGGGGTAGTGGGTTTCGGTTTTATGCGGCGTCGAATATCGCTAGCGCGTTGTTGGTGGGGCATCCTGGGCATGAATTTTCGTTGACGGCGATCCATTTGTTTTTGGGGTCTACTGCCGATTTGGCGTTAATGACTGAGGTGTTTGCGTGAGCGTGGTGTTGAATGGGGTGAAATTGCCGGGACATGGCTTGCATGTGGCGGCTAATTTGCAGTTGGCTAGCGAGGATTTGAGCGGGAATAGTAGCAGCACGGCATCGGCTGAGAAGGGGGATAAGCCGAAGACGTTGACGGTGCGATTTTCGATTAAGTTTAAGGATGCGGCGGATTTGCGGCGGGTTGTTGCTTTGGCTGAGGCGCGGGATGGGAAGACGCAGCGGACGGTTTTTACGATTGTGAACGATACGGCGCAGGCGATGGGGATACGCCAGGTGCGGTTTGATGGTGAGTTTGGGGTGATGGAGCAATACAATTTACGCCAGTGGGATGTGAATTTCAATTTGGCGGAGTTTCGTTCGGTGCCGGAGAAGAAACAGGAGCGGGCGGCGGCTAAGGCGGTTTCTGCGCAGAAGGCGGCGGGGGCTGCGGCTGGTGGTGCTGGTGGTTCGGGTTCTGGAGCGGCTGGGGACGGGTCTATGACTTGGTTTGAGTCGCATGTGCTGAAGCCGTTTAACGATATTTTGAAATGAAACTGGACCGGGTGTTGACGATTTCCGGCAAGGTGGTGCCGGTGAGTGATGAGCGGGTTGTTCTGGGTTTGAGCGATCCGGGGCGGGCTCAGTTTACGGTGGAGGCAGCGGCTGGGGATGTGGCGGCGTTTTCGGCGGTGGCGTTTGATTTGGGGTATGCGTCGGATGATTCGTTGCAGCGGTTGTTTTTTGGGTTTGTGGAGAGTGTTACGCCGATTGATTCTGTGCATTGCAAATTGTTTTGCCGGGAGTTGGCGGGGGTGTTGCGGCGGCCGATGCCGTTGAATTTACGCCATCCGGATTTGCGGGATGTGTTGGGCGCGATTGGGGCTTTGACGAATTTGGTTTTTAGCGCGCCGGCGGTTGATTATTGTTCGACGAAGATTGCGAATTTTGTGTGCCTTGGGGATGGCTTGCAGGCGCTGGATAGCGTGGGGCGGGCTTTTCGGGTGGCTGATTTTGTGTTTCAGCAACAGGGGGATGGGGTTATTTTTGTTGGGTCGTGGGCGGATTCGCGTTGGGCTGGGAAGGCGGTGGATGTGGATGTGAGTTTTTTCGATGGGCAGGTTAGCAGCGGGTCGGCGCGGATTGCGGCGGTGCCGGTGTTTCGGCCTGGGGTGGTGGTGAATGGTAAGCGGGTGTTGGGGTTGGAGTTTTCGGGTAATTTTATGACGTTGAGTTGGTGATTTTGTCTTGACAGCATAGCCGGGTTTGACTATATAGAGGCCTGTATAGTTGGTTTTGACTTGGGGTGATGGATGGGCGGTTATTTGGGTAGTAAGGCGGCGAGCGGGGCGTTTCAGGCGATTATTGCGAGTATGCCGGCGCATGATTGTTATATCGAGGCGTTTTTAGGGTCTGGGGCGGTGATGCAGAGGAAGCCGGCGGCGGCGCGGAGTATTGGGATTGACATGGATGCGGCATTGTTAGATTCAACTGTGTTTCCAGGAACTGATTTGATTTGCGGGGATGCAGCTGCTTACCTAGCCGGTTTTGACTATGCGGGATCCGGGCGGGTGTTGGTGTATGCCGATCCGCCGTATTTGTTGAGTACGCGTACTTCGCGCGCGCGGTATAAGCATGATTTTGTGGAGGCGGATCATGTGGGGTTGCTTGAGCTATTGCGGGGTTTGCCTTGTTCGGTGATGGTGAGTGGGTATCCGTCGGATTTGTATGATGAGTTGTTGGCGGGGTGGCGGTCGATTGAGTTTCAGGTGATGACGCGGGGCGGGCCAAGGACCGAGAAGTTGTGGATGAATTTTGCGGTGGATTCGGTGTTTTGGTGTTCGTTTGCGGGTGAAAATTTTATCCGGCGGCAACAGATTAAGCGGAAGGCTAAGCGGTGGGCGGATAAGTTTGCGGCTCTGGGTACTGCTGAGCGTCAGGCGGTGTTGGCGGCGGTGTTGGGTACCATATAGTTATTTGTAACTTGGCGATATCGCTTTTTGTCGATCGATCATAGTTGGTTTTGACTTGGCGATATCTCTTTCTGGCCGGGATGACGGTTGCCCTGGCGCTATAGTTGGTTTTGGCTATGCTGCAGGAGCGATTTTGAAGAAGGCGATTAAGAGTCTGGTCGATAAGAGTTATCCGGAGTTGGCGGGCGGGTATCATTTGCCGCGTTTTGCTGAGGTGGTGGCGGTGAGGGAGACGCCGGCGGCGGGTAATGTGGCTGATCCGTTTAGGCCGTTTTATGCGGTGGACGTGCAGGTGTTGAACGAGCATGGTGAGCCGGATACTGGATTTCCGGTTTTGTATGATGTGCCGTTGCCAACGAGTGGCGCCGGGCATGAACAAGGCCATTTTTCGTTTCCGGCGGATGGGACCCGGGTGGAGATTGGGTTTGCTTATGGGTCGCCGAATCAGCCTTTTGTTCGGTCTGTGCAGGCGCATGGGTTGAGTTTGCCGCAGATTGAGCGCGGTGAACAGCGCTGGCAGTTTGGGGCGGGTAGTTTTCAGCGGGTGGATAAGGATGGTTCTTGGGAGTTGCACACGGATACGGATATTACCGAGGATTCGTTGAGGCGGATTGTTTCGGCGTTGGAGAATTTGGAGAATTTTACCAAGTCGGTGCGGTCGGTGGAGGCGGATTGTACGGAGACGGTGGGCGGAATTAAGCGGGTGGATGCGATGGGGGCGTTGCGCTGGAGTTGCGGCGGCCGGGCGGATTTGATTGCGTTGGGGGATATTACGTATTCTGGATCGACCAAGCAGGTGCATAAGGCGCCTAAGACGTGGGTCGGGAGCGATACGGAGAATGTGTTGGGGATTTTGTCCGAACTGATGGCGCAAGTGGTGAGTTTGTGCGGGGTGTTGGCTGGGCATACGCATCCGGTTTCGGGTGGTTCGACTACGGCTCCGAATCAGTCTGCTAATATTAATACGGTGGGGTCGGATACGTCCGGGATTAAGACTAGGTTGGATGCAATTAAGGAGTAATTATGGATATCCGCTGCGGAACATGCGGCAGGAAGTTGGGAGAGGGAGTTTTTGAGA